AGGGGCAGTCGGTGACAGGACTGATGAATATCTACAAAAAATGATTGATATGGCAGGTCGTGTATTGTGCGCTTGGGGTAGTTTCAAAGAGGCTAAAAAGAGGTCGGGATGCGTATTAAACATGATACCAGAGCCTTATTGTTTAGGTATGAATAGTGACGGGCAACCAAAACACCCGCTCTATATACCATACTCAATCAAGATGAGCAAAATTAGTGCGTTAGCCCCAGAGGTAAAGGAGTAGAAATGAAATGAAAACAAAAGATAGACTAGCACGTGACTTAAAGCTCTTTAATGCACCCGACAAGATGATTGAGTATGCCCGTAATGGTTTTTACGATGACTACGAAAGCCCGATTGCTACGCCGATAATGAGGCTTGCCCAGGATTGTCTTGAGAATGGCATCAATGAGATTGCAGAACGTGCTAAAAATGGTGAATACGATGCTACTCAAGAGGAGTCAGACGCATGGTTAAATACCGAGGGCAAACGTCATCTTGATAAGGAGAAGAGAAATGATACCCATTAGGTTCAAGGAACAAAATACTATATACGCAGAGAATCAACCCGAATATATACCCCTGCCTGTGCATAAAGACAAATCTGGTGTGGTGACAAGTTGTTGGCGGGTATCCTTTCCGGAGAGATTGAAAATACTATTTGGGGCAAAAATATACTGGCAACAACTCACCTTTAATAATCCATTACAACCTATTAAGCCAACGATAGGCACTTTCCCCAATTCAGCCCCAGAGGTAAAGGAGTAGAAAGGGATTACGAAGGCACAGAATAATCCCATGAGAATTTGCTTGTCAAGAACCCTTACCAGTTATTCCTCCATATCCTCTTGTACCTGTGCCTGCCCTGTCTCTCCTGGTAGCCTACCTTGTTGAACCTGGGCTTCTCACTCATCATCACTGGCACCAACTCATTTCCTTGCTCATCAAACACCCTGGAGCACATGATACAAGTATAGTCCTCGTAGTCCTTCAAGATTGTACCATTACACCTGGAGCATATCATAACTCTGCTCCATCAGCCTTGTTTATCCAGTAGTCTTTCGTGTTCTCAGCAATCCTCAAATCTGGTAGGTGAGTTGCGTAGTGCCAAACCATACCGGACATGAAAATCTTGCGCTCTATTTTCTTCCAGCCTTTACTTTTAAGTTCCCTTGCCTTATGTAGCATATCAAAGAATAACTGTTTTTCTAGTGTTTTCATTCTACTTTCCCTCCTCTTTATTTTCTCTTGTGACATATTCTTTGGCTGTACCATCAGCGTAAACTAACATCCTGACTACCGAGCCATCCGGGTAGAGCCAGTTGCATCTATTCATAAATCGCCCATCCAGTTCTACATGGCCTCTAGTTACCAGGCTATTATAACAGTGTCCGCAGAGCTCGTAATTGGCTACTTGGTGTGCTTCTTTCTCCATAAACTCTGGGCCGATGCAAATATCGCATGAGCTACACTGTTTCTTCATATCAATTCCTATTCGCCTGTACGTACTCAGTGTAATGGATGTGGTGCTTCATGTCCTGGCCGTAGTACATAGGCCACGATAAGAGGAAGTGGATTACGGCCCTCTTGAATGCCTTGCTTGTTATATATATTAGCATTAGTTTACCTCCTTATAACAACGCCTCTTTGATATGGTCAACGTGCTGTCTTAGCTGGTTCTCGGTGTGTATCCTGCGTGGGTTGATGTAGCAGTCAAAGCCAGTAATGTCTCCCCTCTGGTACTGCCTTACCCCGCTACCCATCACGCCATCACAGTCCTTTCTTAACTTGAATTGGCAATCGTGTTTTCCTATTTTGAGCTGACCACTCTCATCCCTTCTCCCCGGGTAAACTATGTCCTCGAGCTCCCGCCGGATGCTGTCTAGTTTCTCATGGTCTATTTTCATGTTACCTCCCTTATCTCATAGAATCAAAGTAAGCGTATTGCAGTAGTTTAGTATAGCTTATCTCTCTACCCTGGTATAGCTCGAAGTTCAAGAGTGAAAAGCCACCATCGTAAATATATGCGATCGTGTTGTCTGATACTTCAAGCCATACGTGCTTCTGTCCGTTTACCCAGGGACTAGCACCGTACATAATTTTAGTCTCATAGTCTCTGCCCATGTTCCAGATATAATATAGTGAATATAGGGTGTCTGCGCTACAGTTGTAATCCTGCCGGCCAACGAATGAATGAGGTAATATCTCATCGCCTAGCTGCCAACTCCTAACGTGGCTTTCAAGCAGGGTGGAGTTGTCCGTGTATGCTCCCGGCTGCTCATTATAGCAGTAGATTAGCGGTGCTATCAGGAGTGCCAGTAGTATCACCATCCAGATTATAATTTTCTTAGGTTTCATAATTCCCCCTTTCCTCCTTTACTATTATTCCCTTGTGTTAGGCTAGTTTAACTTTTAGTCGAGGGTTACGGTATACTCTGAAAGCATCTCTTAATATCTGCATATTGCTAGTGCGCTCTGTATATTCCTTAAATCCCCCCCCATAAGTGGGCTTATAGCCATTATTAGTGCGCCTTATCAATTCTTGTTTCATGTCCTCACTGACTTGGTTGTCAGCCAATCGCCAAGAGCAACACTCACCAATGATAAAATATTGGTCGGCTAATAACCTAACCCTCATCCAGTCAGTTTCATAACCTAACCAGATAAAGGCTATCATTATTATTGCAATAGTTGCTATCATATTAACTCCTGTTACCCCCTTATCGCTGAGGGTGTTCGCATCACCCCCAGAGGAAGAGGCTAACTACTAGCAATTATTTAGGTAATCCAATAGGCAACACTCATCACCTTGCAAAGCTAAAGTTTCGCCTTGCTCATTGGTAATACTCCAGAGCCATTGGCTATCCTGTGATAATCCATGATAGCGGATTGTGACAGGACTTTGTTTAGCTTTCGCTAATAACCTTACCCATGCAATTTGTCTCCGCTCATTGAATGTGGGTATTCGACTAGTAACTAATGGTTGCATTTCCTTTCCCTCCTGTTTTTTATTCCTGCACTCACTATAATATCCCTGTGCCTAACGTGTGTAAAGAACTATTATTAAGATTGCAATAACTTCAAGTATAAATGCACTCAATGCGATATAGAAATTTTGTTTAATCATATTGACCCCTTTAAGTAATGCAGTGAGGCGGTATCTACAGTATCAATAGGTATCGGTTGGTATTGATAACCCTTTAATAGTGGATGGAATTTATTATCAAGTTTACATTTCTGGTTTACATAGTGTGTATACCCGATTTCCTCTGCTACCACAATGCAGCCACAAGGTAAGCATGAATGTTCTCCGATATGGTATAATCCTTTTTCATTATTATTTATCATTCCCTTTTTCTCCTTTTCCATTCCCTATTCTGCACTCACTTTATACCCACCTGCCCAGGCTGTCAACTCCAAAACCCACTTTTTCAAGATTATGTCTACTCGACTTTAGCTACGAATTTACACGGTATCAGGTAATTTGTCAACCCCCCCACTCGGAGAGCTAATTATTATAAAATGCGCCCCACTTCTTACAACTGTATTGACAACCTGACCCAAATAGTTTACCATGTATTATGCACTCTTGCGCCCTAGCTCATGACAACCTCACCCGGGACCATCAACCAACACCACCAAATTATCACCAAATACGTTATGTGTTTGATGCAAATACGTTACAAACACGCATCAAACACGTTACAAATTCCCCCACTTTTTAGCTACGAAAATAACCACCCTATAGCCACCCCATAGCCACCTGATGCTTAAGAGAGGAGAGGAGAGGAGAGGAGATTATAGTATAAGATAGTATAAGATAGTAGATGTAGTACCCTATTGCTACCCTATAGCCACCCTAATAACCAAGGAGAACATCGCTTTGACTTTAGAAACTATTAAACGTCCTATCCCTAGAAAACTCAATGAGGCTATGATTATCGCCCTATCTGAGTATGTCGCTAAAGGAAACTACGCCCAACATGCGTGCTATCTATGTGGTATTGACGAGTCTACATATTACTTGTGGATGAAGCAGGGGGAGGGTGACATTGAACAAGGGCAAGAGACAATATATACTAGCTTATTCAAGGCTGTAAAAAGAGCCAGAGCTGCCGCTCAAGCTGAATTAATAGAAGTAGCACGCAACGCAGCAAGCCAAAAGAAGGATGGTTATCTTGCTGTGACTATAATGGAACGAACAGACCCCGAGAACTGGGGCCGCAAAGACCGCATCCAGCCTAGCGGAAACACCTATAACATCAATATTGACAAAGCATTAATAGACGCATCTGGTAAACTTGAGGCAGCCCTGGGACAACTAGCAATCCGAGAGTGGCAACTAGGGGAAGTTGATAATAACGCCACATAATAACTATTGTCGGCCCGGCGCACTAACTGTTATGAAGGGGGAGTTATGTCAATCGAACCATATGCATATCTAGGTCTGAAGTTTAACGAATCAACGGAGTATAAGAACAAGATACGTGAGCGGGACAAGAAGACCTGTCGGCTTTGCGGTAGACCTGGCCATGATGTAGACCACATTATACCCTGGCACATAAGTCACGATAGCTCAGAGTCTAACTTGAGGGTGCTATGTCACGGGTGTAATGTGTCACTACGCAGGAAGCGGAAGGATGCTCGGCCATCTCTTGATGAATGGTATGCACAGCTTGAAGCGGATCTGGTAGCAGGCACAGTTTGAGGCTAGGTGAAGGGGTAAGAGATGAGTTCTGTTATATTTGGTTTAGTAAGTGTTAAATTTCTGGTATATATGGGTTGCGCCGTAGTAGTATCATATATAGTTAGTGTTATCCTGGTTGGGTTGCTGGGTAGATGGTGGGGGAGATAGCCAGAGCCTCATCGTGTGAAAAAGTTTCCAGATATATGATAGAGTCTACGCGCACCCTACTGAAAAATAAAAAAGGAAAAAAGGATTGAGTATGGCAGAACTAGGGACGGCAATAAATTGTGAAAAAGAGGGACATTGTTGGCATGAGGGAACAACTGTTGGTAGTCTTTACTGTTGTAAATGTGGTAAATATGACTCTCTATTAGTTCCAGTGCCTACTATGACATACGTATCGAATCCATATCTTGAAAAGCTAACAGCGCAAGGGCTTCAAGATATAGCTTGTGGCAGGATAAACAAAATACCAAATATTCGTCAGGTAAGGGTTAAATGACAGGGGTAATCAGCAAAGTAGTAGAGAGGAAGGTGGGGGGATACAGGGCTGAGGATTTGGTACAGTTAAGTTCTGAAGAGAGGCGGGCGTTACTTGACAGGCTGACGGTAAAAGAGAAAGCGGCGTTATATTATGCATGGGAATTTTGGGCGAGGGAGAAGCAGGTAGCGCCTGATAGGGAGTGGTTCATTTGGCTACTATTAAGTGGGAGAGGTGGGGGGAAGACAAGGACGGGGGCTGAGTTAGTAAGGAAATGGGCAAAAGAGGGATATAGCCCGATAGCGTTGGTAGGGCAGACGAAGGCGGATGTGCGGGACACGATGATAGAGGTGGGGAATAGTTCGCTTTTGAAGATAAGTCCGCCGTGGTTCATGCCGGAGTATGAGCCAAGCAAAAGGCGGTTGACATGGCCGAATGGTGTGCAGGGGATAATCTACAGTGGGGATGAGCCTGACCAGTTAAGGGGGCCACAGCACATGAAGGGGTGGGTGGATGAGTTAGCGAAGTTTCAGCAGCCTGAGCAGACATGGAACAATTTGATGCTTGGGTTAAGGATAGGGGACAAGCCGCAGGTAATAGTGACCACGACACCTCGGCCGATGAAAATAATAAAAGACTTACTTGTGGATAAGCGTTGTGTAGTAACGAGAGGGCACACCTTAGAGAACAAGGCGAATCTGGCTCCTGAGTTTTTGAGTTATGTCATGGCACGGTATCAAGGGACGAAGTTGGGGAGGCAGGAGTTAGCGGGGGAGGTGTTATCTTCCCTTGAGGGGCTTGTGTATGATGCGTTCAAGCCCGATATGTGCATCATACCGAGGTTTGCGATAAATCCTGAATGGCCGAAGTATTTTGGGATGGACTTTGGGCGGGTGAACACGGCGGCGTTATGGTATGCGATGGAGCCAGAGACGGGGTTTTTGTATTTGTATCGGACATATAAAGGGAAAGCATCGGTAATAGAACACGCAATGAAGTTCCGGGAATTGAGCCGAGGGGAAGTGATAAGGCGGAGAGTTGGGGGGAATCTACAGGAGCAGGAAGCGAGAGACGGGTATCAGTTAGCGGGTTGGCCGGTGTATGAGCCTAAGATTTCAAACGATAAGTGGGAGAGGATAAGGCGTGTCAACTCACTTCATGCACAGAATAAGATTTATGTTTTCAGTGATTTGAACGATTACATTGATGAGAAGACATCTTTTTCCTGGGAGATAGACAGGGAAGATAATTTGACAGGGAAGATACACGGCGAAAGCGAATTTCATTTGATGTTCGCTGAGAGTTATATTATCAGTGAATTTGACCCTGTAAGTGTTGGGGAATTAGATTTAGCGCCAGTAGCTAGGAGGGTTTAAGATGGTTAGAAGCCCGATTCCAGTAACAAAACAATCATCTAAATTGCCATTGGAGGCAACATATACTGGCTCTGACAGCGTGATGCAGAAAATAAACAAGAAGGTCATGGAGTGGAACAAGCATGTTTTTACCCGCATGGACACTGATGAGTCACACTGGACTGATGCCCAGAGATTTATTCTGAAGGACAATAAGGGCGACCCGCTTGAGGATGTGCAGAACGTAACGTCTAACAGGGCCCGGGTGTTTGGCGAAAGGGTGCTTTCCGTTCTTGGCGAAGGGGAGGAACAGGTTATAATTAAAGGTCATCTGGATGGCAGGGAAATGACCGATGATGAATCTTCGCCCATTGAGGAATGTTTAAGGATGGTATTATCCGAAAACGATAAGTGCTTGCAGAAACAGATGATTGCCGGGTTTGACGCCTACAACTGGGAGCAAGTGGCAGTACGGGGTAGGGTCGGGGCCAGGGTTCTAATTAGTGAAGAGGATGGCATACTCACACCTGATATATTCCCGCTGGAGATGAGGCGAACAGTATTTGAAGTGGGCAAGCGTGGCTTAATCTGGGTGGCTACGGCAACCACCATGACACAGGATGCTATTCTGGATGAATTTGGCTATACTATCAGGGGTGATGAAGCAGTTATCTGGGATTATTGGGATGCTCTCAAGGAATTGGTGTTTATAGATTACCAGAGATTTCAGGAGGCAGAGCAGGAACATGTGCTTGGCTATCCTCCATTTGTCATAAAGTTAGCACCGACTGGCACATTCTTCGATACATCTAAGAGCGCACTAGCAAGGCATGGTGATAGTATATTCGCTGCCGACCGCGAGTTGTTCGATGAGGAAAGTAAAACATGGTCAATCATGCAGACCATGAATTACTTGACGCTATCACCACCCCAGAAGTTGAAATCTAAAAGCGGGAAAAAGCTGCCATCGCAACCTCCTTACAGACTTGGTAGAATAACGGCACTGGGTGAAGATGAGGACTTGGCAAAACTGGATGCACCCGATATTCAGGCATCTTCCAGAATGTTCAATGCCCTGATAGATGGTGCTTTACAGCGTGGTTCTATATCCCATATAGACTGGGGCAACCTACAGTTCCAGCTATCTCAGGTGGCAATAGCGACACTGGCCTCCGCTTCAAGGCAGGTATTCACACCTAGACTTTCTATCTACGGCATATTCAAATCCGAGGTTGCCGAGATGATAAG